GTGGACTTCATCATTATAGCGATGGCTCTCGCCTTGTTCATCCAAGTGTATACCGCAGAAATAAGATTGTAGCAAATGATCAATTAGAAAGGGCCCGCTTTAGTTAAGGCACCGGAGTTTGAATTTATCTTTATGGCTGAGTATAAGAAAGTTCGCAGTGAAGTCAACTACTGGCATCCCATTCTTTCAGGGTTAAAATGGGACTATAAAATTGCTAAGAAAGCTGGCCTCTATGTAATAATAGGATAAGCCTTTTATTTCTTCCTCCGGCTGTACCTATTCCTGAGAGGAATGAAACCCCACTACATTGTGGTCTCGGTAGTACCTATCGGAAATATTGATCAAGACGCAGAAATCCTTCCCAATCTCATCACAGATGAGGTCAGAATTGAAAGGCTCTCGTAAGGCATGTACGACGCTCTAGTAGATTCCGGAGAGCTTCATATTCTCAGAAAGCCCTGGGTTACTGTCTCCTGGCTCCGATCTAGATTCTTTGTCATGTGGAAAAGGGAGCCTCCGTATCTAAACTATGAGAATATCTTTGTCAATAGAGAAAAATTTTCGGTCTGCTTGGAGCAAGGTACCAGCTACACCATGGAAGACTTTAGAAAACCCAGAGAAAAGCTCTACGTCCACAAGAAAAATACGCCAACACCTTGGGTTACTCGGGCCCACGTCCTTCACCACAAAATGGCCAAAGAAGACATCCGGTTGCCTCATTTTGAGAGCGAGGACCCGAAGGCTCTCTAGAGATTAATCTCTGTGTCTCTCCCAGAATGTGTCTGTAATGACAAAATTTAAAACAATGTTCAAGCCATCAATCTCATTCAGAAAGCAGCTGAGAAAGAAGCCACCTCTCAATTGACTGGTCTGTCAACGTCCTCTCAACTAGTAGTCCCGTGTGGATATTCACTGAAGACCGAAGACGGCCATAGAGTACGAGAAAGGAAGTGGGATCCCAAGTCGGTGCTTAATTTGAAATATGCTCTTGTCAACAGACACTTATCCTCCAGACTTAGGCCCGATGATGTTTGTATCAAGGAGTTACGTCAACTCTCCAACGG